CTGGGCTCGGCTGCTGATGGCCACGTCCAGCCTGCGGAATCTTGACGGGTCGGTGGTGACGGCGTCCGGCGGGCCGTCGAAGGGCCAGCCGCTGTCGATGACGATTCGGGAGACCATCATCCATGCCGGCGTACTGGCGGCAATCAACCCGGCGAATCCGCACCAGTACGAGTTCTGGCACGACCTGGTGCTGCTCATGTGCGACAAACCACGCGAGGCGCTCGAGATGAGCGGGCCCGGAGGCGGGCCGATTCGGTCGGAGGTGACGGGCACAGAATCGCTGTCGGCGGAGGAGATGGCCCAGCGGATGGTGCGGGCCACGAAGATCGCCCAGACGGTGCTCGAGCAGCAGAGCCGCAACCAGCCTCCTGACCTGCGCGACGCCATCGAGGTGACGGCCACGGAGACCTTGCCCCCTGAGAAGCCGGCGGGCAACGCTACCTTCGAGGCAGTGCCGTCACCAGCGGCTGCGTCCACGCCGGCGCCGTCTCGGACAAGGCAGCAGCCAGAGCCGACACGACCACCGAATGTCGGATTGATCCCAACGACTCGAAAATAGGAGGACAACGTGAGACAGTTGAAAGTGAAAGCCAACCGGATAGGTGCCGCCGCCTTCTTGGCGCTGCTGCAGCTCATGCTGGACACCGACAGCAAGAGAGGACGAAAGAAACTGCGGTTCTTCTACGCTCGGCCATGCGATGACCCAGCTCCTGGATGGTGTGTCGCTGAGGTCGAGATCAGCCCCAAAGGAGCGCGCTGGAGCGCCTCAATCTACGAGCCGACTTCGGGATGCGTGCGAAACAAGACGTGGGAGAAGCAGGGCATGACGAGGCGGCAGGCGCAGGTACAGGCGAAACGGTCGACGGAGGCGGCGGCGAGGAAGGCTATGAAGCGTCCATTGCGGACCAAGCGATGACCGAGCAGATCCGCGCCTACTATGCGCATCCCTACGGCGGGCTGGCAGCGAACCTGAAGCTGGCCCGGGCTAGGATGGCTGCGTTCCAGGCGAGGCACACAGAGCTGCGCGTGGAGGGGCCGTGGATCGATTTGAACGACCACGACAACGAGCGGGCGCTGGGCAAGTGCTTCGTCGAGATCGCGGCGCGTCCGGTGTTCGTCGTGTTCGTGCCTCGCGAGGGATTGTCCAGCCCCGGATGCCGGCGAGAGCTCAGGTGCGCGATCCGGAACGGCAAGCGCATCATCTACGATTGGGAGAAGGAGACAGCGGAGACCGACAGTTTGAGCAGCGTGGGGTAGCTGGCGATGGTGCAGCTGTCGTCAGCCGACCGCCAGGAACTGCAAGCGGCGTACGAGCTGTCCGAGCAGCGGCACATCGCCCTCGCCAGGACGAACATCCGAGCCTTCGTCAGCTACGTCATGCGCGACGAGCAGACCGGCGCCCCGGTCGACCTGTCTGCGATGCACTCCGCCTGGCACTACCTCGCTGACCAGTACGACCGCCTGATCATCTGGTCCTTCCCAGAGAGCGGCAAGACCGCGAACCTGTCGGTGGCTCGGACCCTGTTCAAGCTCGGGAGGAACCCGTCGACGCTCTATGGGATCTGCTCTGGCAGCGACGAGATGGCGACGAAAATCGCCGGGCTCTGCGGCCAGTACATCTCAGACTCGGCCGAGCTCCATCGCGTGTTCCCGAATCTACGGCCAGACAGGAACGCCGCGTGGAATTCAGACCGGATGACCGTCGTTCGTCCGACCAAGTCCAAGGACCCTTCGATCAACGTCATCAGCGTAGGCTCGAACTTCCAGGGGTCTCGGTTCAACGAGGTCATCCTTGATGACATCCTGAACTATGCCAACACGAGAACCGCCCACATGCGGGACGAGATGGAGCGGTGGTACCTGGCATCCGTCCCGGGGCGCCTGAACCCGCAAAATGGGCGCGCTGTCCTGCTGGCAAACGCCTTCCACCCGGACGACCTGGCCCACCGGCTGGCGAAGAACAGCCGATGGAAGGCTTACAAGTTTCCGATCCGGCGCAAGGACGGCACGCCGTTTTGGCCGGAGCGTTGGGGGGAGGAATCCATCCGGAAGCGCGCCGCGGAGCTCATGGTTGGCGGCAGCGTGTGGGAGGTGCAGCGGCAGCTGATGCTGCAGGTTCGCAGCGACGAGACCTCGCGGTTCCAGGAGGCTTGGATCAAGCATGCGATGGCCCGGGGGGAGGGGAAGGACATGTCCTACGGGCTGCGTGTTCTTCCCTTCGGCTGCAAGATATTCATCGGGACCGACCTCGGCATCAAGAAGAAGGAAACGTCAGCCAAGACGGTGTTTTTCGTCCTGCTGATTCATCCGAACGGCGACAGGGAGCCGCTTTGGGTGGAGGGCAAGAAGCGTCTGTCTCCAGAAATCAAGGCGGAGATCGAGAAGCTGTACCTGCGCTTCCCCGGCGGCGTGTTCATCGTCGAGAACAACCAGGCCCAGGATTACCTCGTGCAGGACATGCACGCGTCGACGGCCATCCCGATTTACGGGTTTACGACCGGCGCCAACAAGGCCGACCCGACATTTGGCGTGGAGGCCATGACCGCCAGCTTCGCCGCCGGGAAGTGGATCATTCCGAATCGCGGAGGCATCTGCGATCCGGAAATCCAGCAATGGATAGAGGGACTTTACTCGTACACCCCAACGGCGCACGTGTCCGACTACGTGATGGCCGGATGGTTCGCGCACGTGGGCGAGACAATCCCGATGGGCAAGCTCCCGCCGAAAGTCGGGGCGGCAAACCTCAAACTGAGCAAGTGGTGATAGGATAGGACTCCATGGCGAGCGGAATCACGCGAGACCTCACAGCAGGCAAACGAATCATTGACGCCGTTGCCGAGCAGGCGCTAGTCGCCGAACGCAACAAGAGGCTCGGCCTCAGCACCCGGCAAGTCGAGCTCAATCGCATGTATGCGTACTTTCGGACGGAGCAGTACGAAAGCTGCGCCTGCGACTGGGACGGCACACAGCACGCCGACGCCCTCACCCGGGAGGCCATCGCGTCGACGGCCGTCCTGCCGCCTGGATACCAAGACCCGGGCGGCGGGCTCAACACCTTGCCGTTGCGATACCGCCGGCCGAGCGTGCCATCGCAGCTGTGCAAGGTGATCGTCAGCAGATTCTCGGACCTGCTGTTCAGCGAGGGTCAGCACCCGACGTGGAAGGTGGCCGGAGACGAAGAAACGGAGGCGTGGTGCCAGGAGGTCACCGATTGCTACGACCTGATGGCAGTGGCAGGCCTGGTGCGTGACATGGGAGGGTCGATGGGGACGGCGCTGATCGGCTTCAAGTTCGTCGATGGTCGAGTGGTGTTCGAGGAATTCGACCCGCGGTGGTGCTTTCCGACGTTCTCTGACAAGGACCCGTCCCAGCTGGTGAAGCTCGAGATTCGGTACATGTTCCCGATGGAACAGCGTGACCCCATCTCGGGCGAGTGGAAGGATGAGCCGTTCTGGTACCGGCGCACGATCACCGAGAGCATAGACTGCCTATGGAAACCGCAGCCGGTCGGCGATGGCAGCACCGAGCCACCATGGGACAACCCGCAGACGGTCGCGAACATGGTCGAGCACAACATGGGTTTCGTGCCCGTCGAGTGGATCCAGAACCTGCGCGTGTCGGGCGACGTCGATGGAGACCCTGACGTGCTCGGCTGCTACGACCACTTCGATCGCATCAGCGAACTTGAATCGGCGGCGCACAAGTCGGCCTTGCGGAATTCGGACCCTACGCCCGTGGTGTCGACGGATGGTGCGTTGTCTCAGGTCAGCCTCGGCACAGACCAGGCTCTGCAGCTCGAGAAGGGAGGCGCGGCCAATTACCTCGAAAGCCAGGGCGCCGGCGCAAAGACCGCCATGGAGGTCGCCCAGTCCTTCAGGCGCGAAGCCCTGCAGATATCGGCGTGCGTCCTGCCCGAGGAGGAACACGACGCGGGCTCGTCCGCCACGATGTACGAAATTTCGAAACGCACGTCGGCGATGCATTCGAAGGGCGGCAAGCTCAGGACCCAGTACGGTACGGCGCTGGTCCGCCTGATGAAGAAGCTCATCGCGGCCGCATCGACGTTGAACAAGGGGCGAGCTCAAGACGGCAAGATCGTGCGCTCCGTCCTCAAGCTGCCAGCTCGGCGCGTGGACGGGCAGTGGATCGAACAGGAGATCGGGGAAGGCGGCGGCGAGCACCTGAAGCTGGTGTGGCCTCCATTCTCCCAGCCCACGCCCCAGGACACCTCCCAGAAGGTCACGGCCACCGTGCAGGCGCGCAGCGGGCGGATTATCACGTTGCCTACAGCCGTGCGCCACGTCTCACCCGACTTCTCAATCGAGGACGTGACCGCCGAGGTGAAGGAGTTGCAGAAGGAAGGGCCTCCCGGAGGTGACCT